TCCAGGATATGTTTGTTGGGAAACCTTCATTTTAGTTCGTAGGAAAGCCATTTACAAAAAACTACACCTTAATATAAAATGGGATATAGCGAAGGCAAGATATATAAACTGTCGTGCGAAGACGGGCATTATTATTACGGATCCACAATAGCAGCCTTGCGGACAAGATTACATGGGCATAAACTTGCTTCCAAAACACAACCTTATCGTGTATATACTCATATAAACACGATAGGATGGGATAAAGTAACTATTGAATTGGTAGAGAATTACCCATGTTCAGATAAGAAGGAACTTAATAAACGCGAAAGTGAATATATAGCTAATTCTAGAAATGATGCACTTTGCCTCAATACAATTCTTTCACATGCGACTCCAGAACAACGGGAAGAAAAACGAGCTGAGTATTTCAAAACATACGTTCGTGTGATAACCGAAGACCGAAAAGAATACCAAAAAAAATATACGAAAGAATGGAGAGAAGCACATAAGGAGGAACTTAGAAAGAAAAAGCAGGAGGATTATCTGAAAAATAAGGAGGCCCGAGACCAAAAGAACAGGGAACGGTATTACCAAAACAAAGAGGATATACTACGCAAACTAAAAGAAAAACGTTCCATGAAGAAAAATGAAGATTAGAACAGATCCAATTGAACTGTTACGTCGTGGGCGTTATTGGTGCTAGGGTTTGGGTTGTTGGTTGTATACGAAAAGTATACATGAATGTAATCTCCTACAGAAAAGTTCACAGATCCGTTATAGAAAGTTCCCACGATTGCTGCCCCGCTGATGGTGACCGAATACGATGTATCTACTCGTACACCAGTTGCTACGGGTGTTTTCTGGACGAGGGCAGTAACAGAGTTGGAATTTCCGCACGATAGGTTTAATCCCATACACATTCCACCAAGGATAAACGGTTGCTGAACACGATAGTATGCTGCTGGAAGTCCAGTGTCTGGAAATACTCCAGCATTCCACGTCTGTGTCCCTGGCCATAACCATCCAGCAGGGCCACCAACAGTTCCCTTCATTCCGTAAAAAATTGTGCTAGAAAACACGTATGATGAGAACCCCTTTCCACCTGCATTTTTCGTCACTAAATCGGTTCCTGGACCGATTTGAATACCTGGATATAGAAGGTAGGTAGGAGACACAAAGGAAGAAGGAGTGGTCTGTAAAATGTCTGAACTTGTTCCACTGATGGAGGAGGTAAATGTTCCCACGGTCGTTGCTCGTAATTGAATAGATCCGGTTGATGCGGGGTCATTTGTCTCTATGCCAACATACGATCCTGCCGAACGAGAATCGGCAGGGGCAGCAACATACACGTTCAGATCACGTGTAGTAATTGTATTGGACGAAGACACCAGAACTCCACGTTTATTTCCACCTCCGTTGGAGTAGACGTTGACGGTTGATCCCTTCAGAGAATTGAACGCGAACGACCCAGGGCTTAATGCCCCCGTTCCCGATGCTTTAATCCCTGTGACCTCCGATGTTCCTGTATAGGGCGCTGTGGAATTGTTCACGGTCAATACGCACGTGCGGAGTTTGGTGGTGGCCGTGGTGGTTCCTGTGAACGCTATTCCTATGAGGGTATAGTGTCCCGTCGACGTAAGATTCAAAGTAAGATCTTCGATACGGGAATTGGATCCCATCGTCAGAAGAGTTGTGTCGGCGATCACATTCGTCATTTGGATGATAGACGACTGGACGTTAAGTCCTCGCATAGATACTCCGTCAGGCATCACAATGGGTGACGTAAGATTATAGATTCCAGGAAGAACCCAGATCACCTGGTTGGTGTTTGGTGTCGCACTATTTACAGCGGCATTCACGGTCTTGAACGGTAGACCACCGACCACTCCCGTTGAATCGTTTCCATTCACAGCGTCCACAACGAGAACATTTCCAAGTTTCGGCGACTGAGCGACCGCACAATTCTGAATGGGATAATACTGACCCATAATTGCGCGAGATTTCATGAAGCGAGTTATATCGCCCGAACATAGACTGGACATAGTAAGAGACTGATTCTTATATACTTCGCCTAAAAAATAGGAGCCAATCAATCTTTCTTCTTCGTAGGATATAAATCAATATGAACTGGTTAATGCTCGCGTTCACTGCCGCTCTGTTCTACGCCCTCGTGCCTGGCGTCTTCGTCCGCCTGCCCCCGAACGGATCCAAGACGGTCACACTCGCCGTCCACGCCGCCCTCTTTGCCCTCGTCCTCCACTTCACGCGCCACCTGGCCGAGTCGTATCTAGGCCGCGAGGGAATGGACACGAAGAAGAAGAAGGCCGCGCACCCCGTCGAGGAGAAGAAGCATGAGAAGAAGGAGTAAGTATAATTTTAAGGTTCAATAAACAGACTTGATTCGCCCGCGGGCGGTTTACCTTCAAAGAGATAGGGAGTACCAAACTTCTCTATCTGTTTCCGAGGAACCGCCGTGTCCCGACAATACCGAGCAATCGCTTTATACAACTGGAATCCGCGGTACCGCTCCGATAAGTCTCCACCGGCTACATCCTTGAACAGAATCGACCGTCCGTCGGGGAGGGTGAGCCACTGTATGAACATGGTGTACAGCGGATTCCCCGTGTAGTCGTCGGACACCCCGTTCGGAAAACAGTCCCAGAACATTGAAGTAGCAAGACGTACGAGGTCAAACGATGGATTGGGTTTCACTTCGGAGTATTTTGGGTTATAGAACGGAGCAATATTATACTGTCCTCCCGCCTCCTCCTCCTGATGAAACTGGTCGGACATAAAAAACTTTGACTCTTTCATTTTCGGTAATTTAACGGAAAAGGTCGCACGATCAAAATCAATAATCTTAATCAGTTTTCCGTACGTCGGAACCCGATACGTCTTTCCTCCAACCCCGTAATAGAAATACTCTTTGTCGGTAGGAACATACATGACATTCATAATATGAAGATCATTGTGAACAAACCCAAACGTGCGCTGGGCAAAGGCCAGTGCGAAAATCACCTGCGCCATCCACGCACACCGCTTAGGCAGTTCAGGATTCTCCTTGAACAGTTTATACATGGTCCCCTCGCATTTCTCCATAACTGTGACCTGAATTGGAGCATCCTTGAAAATGGCGTGCGCAAACGCCTCATCCTCTTCCGGCTCGGAAAACCCGTTGCTTCCACACTCGTCATCTTCCTCATCATTCTCGCTCTCGCTCTCGCTGTCCGAACACGACCGAACATTGAAAATATAGTCCGTCGAACAATCGTCCGTGCTGTCTACATCCCCCGAATCTTCATGGTCATGTTCATGTCCATGTCCATGGTCATGCCCCTGCCCTTCATCGTCCGCATCGTAATTGGTCGGAACAATAGGTGTTATTGGTTCAAGCTCGGTTGCGCCCAGATCAATGGTGTTCTCGGACGGATAATCGGCAAACTGGAGAACGGGAACTTCGGGTTTGCGTAGCCGAAGCTCAAAGAAATGACCAATGTTCTGGGAGAACCACGGACGTTCACACAGATCCTCATAATCGTCGGAAATGTCTAGAACATGCCGCTCGGCGACGCCCGAAAACACACCGTACACTCGAGGAAAATGCTGGCTGGCGGATTCGGACAGAACAATGGACGCAAGCGAGCCAACGTATCCCGCATTGTACGGGGACTGAATGCGCAGAGGTTCGGTTGCGACATCTCCGACATTCGGAAGTCCGGTTCCCGCATACTCTCCGTGCATAACGCGGTAGGCCGAATACAACATCGTCTTTTTCAAGTGGATAGGGGTCTCAATTCCTCCGGCAAACACCGAAGATTCGCCGGTGATTGTCTGGATAGGAACCGCCGTCTTGATTCCGTAATGGTGCGGCAGGCGAACATCCAGCTTGAACAACTTTTCAATGGACGGAAAAAAGGGCTGGAGGCGGCGCAGTCCCCAGTGTTTCTGCGCCTGTTCCTGTAGCCCCTGGATATTCGAATACTTATGGACATCCAATGGGCTATTGGTTGTCCGTAGGTCCGACACAGGTTTAGGCATTTCAACCGATTATGTTTACTTGCTCTCTTTTTGCTCCTTGCTGTACCGCAGCGTACCATCCAGAATTGACCCCTCGGCTGGGAAGATGGAATCGAAATGCGATCCCAAAAATGTATCGAAGATGTATTTGAGTTTATTGGTGAGGTCTCCGAGGAAAATGAAGATGGCGAACATGAAGAAAAGGCCGGCGGTATACGAATCCACGAAATCTTCGAGTCCTTTCCGAACAGGGATGATGGGGGTGGAGACGTTCATGAAATACACTAGCCAGAAAGCGACAATTCCGATCATGGCGACTTCTACGGAGACATCGAATAGCTGGTACGACAGACCTTTCTTTTCCCACTCCGGATGTTCGGGATCGTAGACGTCAAAGAGGTAGTACAGAACATAGGAAAGAAGCGCTCCTGCGAGGGTGTACAGAACCGAAAATATAGCAATGTTTCCTGTGACCCGTGCGGCGTCAGAGGCGGTTAACTGGATGGCGTGAACTGTGTATGCGTGTGTGTTTTTAGCCATTATTTATTCGTGTGAAAATACTAATACGAATACCGATGAACTTTAATATCAAAAAGTTCAATATAGAGGTCATAAAAGAACGATGTGCGATGGACTCGCATAAATCTCCTATGATTGTTCTTATCGGGAAAAAGGATACCGGAAAATCGTTCTTGGTACGCGATATCCTCTTTCACAATCAGGATGCCTTTCCGATAGGAACCGTCATTTCGGGAACAGAGGCTGCGAACCGCTTCTTTCAAGATATGGTCCCTTCCAAACTCATTCACGATAAATACAAACCCGAAATCATTACTAACGTCATTCGCCGTCAATTGGCCCTGAAACAGCAGCGGGGTTTAGGGTCTCTCAGCGCGGATCCTCGTGCGTTCCTCATTCTCGACGACTGTTTGTTTGACGATACGTGGATTCGTCAGGAATCTACCCGCTACGTGTTCATGAACGGTCGTCATGTAGATATGTCCACCCTGATCACGATGCAGTACCCGCTCGGTATTCCCCCCTCCCTGCGCACGAACGTCGACTTTGTCTTCATTCTGCGCGAGAACATTCTCGGAAATCGCAAACGTATCTACGAAAATTACGCAGGTATGTTTCCCTCCTTTGAGATGTTCTGTCAGTTCATGGACCAGTGTACGGAAAACTATGAATGTCTGGTCATATGTAATTCCGCCGTCTCCAACAAGTTAGAAGATCAGGTGTTCTGGTATAAAGCTCAGGACCATCCTCCGTTTCATATGTGCGCCGACTCCCTCTGGGCCGATAATAAACCGTTCATGTCCACCATGTTAGCCGCCAACGAGTACAACTCCGAACTTGTGACTCAACGTCGTGGTCCGTCCGTCTGGGTAAAAAAGCAGGGGTAGCAGTTCAGTTCAATCACGCATCGCTCCCTCTGCCGGGTGAACGGGCTTCTCCAGATCCCGCAGCTGATTCTGCTCCGCACGGCGCTTGGCGTTCTCCTCCTTCTGCGCCTTAATCGACACCTCGCGCTCCTCCGCAAAGAACAGCTCGCGGTTGGCCTCGTTCTCCTTGTACTTGCGCATGATCTCGTTGAGCTGGGAGTTCGCGTACTCCACGTTCTCCATGAGATGCTCAGACGGCTCCCACGGCAGCCAGCAACCCATACGACCGATCATCAGATTGTCCTTCGGGTACTTGCGCTGGAGCACCTTGCACCACAGCTGCGCCTCCTCGTACGACGGGAACGCACGACGGACCTTGACTCCGCGAGTATTGCACTGGAAGTTGTTCGCCTTATCGAACGACTCCTGAACCTCCTTCTCGTGCTTGAGGAGGAAGACCTGGTACTGCTCGGGGACATCAGTCTTCTTCACCTCCTCGCGATGCGTCTTCTCGAAATCGTGGATATCCTTCATGATATCATCGATCTTGAGCGAATACTTCTTGGAAATGTAGTCGGCAAAATGCTCGAGGCCCTTCACCTTCCAGTCGTAGTCCATCCACTGAATGAACTTCTGGAAAAAGTACTCCTGCTTGCGCTCAATCACCTTCTCGGGAGAAAGAAAAGAGACAATCACATAGCGCTGGTTGGGCAGCTCGGGGTCCTCATCGAGGTAGTCCACCACGCCGTCGTCGTCGACCTTAGGTAGTTCAACCTTCTTCGTGCTCATTTATACTTCCTATCAACCCTTGTTAAAACACTTTTTTCCCGCGTATATACAAACAAACAAATGTGGCGCATGGCTCTTTATGCGGCAGTTCTCTTCTACCTCCTAACCCCTGGCGTCCTGGTCCGCCTACCCCCCGGAGGATCGACGATGACGGTGAACCTCACTCACGCCGCGGTGTTCGGCCTGGCTTGGCATTTCACACACAAGACGGTGTGGGGGCTGGTGGGCAAGTAAGCAAGTAAAGTGTCCGGTTTGAATAATGGTGGTGAAAAGCAGCGATCTGCTGGATAAAGGTATTGCGAGTATCAACTGGAAGTATGGAAGCATTTCCACTCTTCCGATTGTGTTTGGGGTCGTCATGGCGACCATTGACGTCGTGATGATGTTCACGGCAAAGTTTGTGAGTCTGGGGTCCGTCTCGTACAGTATGGGTCTGGTGGTTGCGACTCTCGTATACTCCGTCCAGCCCTACCTCTTCATGAAAGCCATGAAGTTCGAGAACATGACGGTCACCAATTTGATTTGGAACTTGACGTCCGACATCCTCGTTACGTTCTCGGGCGTCATGGTGTTCAAGGAATCTATTAAGGGACTGCGTTGGGTAGCCATCGGCATGAGTATGGTGGCCCTCTTCCTCTTTGCCTACACTGATGATTAACGAAATTTTCTCCTTTATCAAGTATAAACCAAGATGGCCGCCACACAAGCCCCCGCCCCGTCCATGGGAATCGATGTTGCCGACCTGCTCAAGCGCCTGGTTAAGTACGCCCTGGAGGGCCTCGCCGTCGCCGTCGCGTGCTACCTGCTCCCGGGCAAGAAGCTCCGCGTCGACGAGATTGGAACCATCGCCCTCACGGCGCTGGCCGTCTTCGCCATCCTCGACATCTACGCCCCGTCTGTCGGCTCGTCCGCGCGCACGGGTGCTGGATTCGGTATTGGCGCTAATCTTGTCGGATTTCCTGCGCGTCT